TAGAATCTTTTTAATGGCATCAAGTTGTCGTTGTGCTTCTGATTCAGTTATTTTTCTTTTCCACTTAAACATAATATATCCTTTATCTTATTTTTCCACAAATGTTTTCATATTTTTAGAATTTGCTTTAGAATATTTATTTTAGATGTATTCTGTAATTTTACGACTTCCTACAGGTGCAATTACTATTCTTGTGCCTGTAACTCCATAATCACTTCTATCGCCTTTATATATAGCCATTAATACAGGTTCATAATCATTCTTCAATTCTTCGCCATTTAAATGTGTATGGGTTGCAGTTATATTGTATGTACTATTGGTTTTATTTAATGTAATATCACCCTGTAACACTAGAGTTACATTCTGTGTATTATAAATACTACCATAAGCATTCCCATAAATAGAAAGCATTTTCAATTTTTTATCTGATATTTTTCTAGCAACAGTAGTTGCCTTAGGCAAACCAGTCAATCCTTTTGCTTTACAGTATGCTTTCAGATCATCAATGAACTTTGTGCTTTCTTTATGGTCTGCCAATTTAGGTTCCTTTGACGTAGACAACCCACCCCATTGTTGGAAATCTTTTGCAGTTGAACCGTCTTTGTGTGAAATCCATGCAACTGATTTTCCATCAATGTTTATCAAGTGAAAATCTGATTTAGGTGTGCCTGGTGTTGACACAACATCAAAAACATCATATGTTTTCGAACCGATCTGTATTTTAATAGTTGCACGTCCTTCGGCAGACTTTGCTTTGTTTATTTGATATCTCAACGAAGTTAAAGCTTTATCTTCTTTAGCAGTGCCAGATCCTGCGCCGCGCCCACCGAAGTCTTTATTCTTGACAAAATCTGTCAATTTGTAAATATTGCCATCAGTATCAGCTAAATGCAAATCTCGTAATTCAGTATCAGATCCTGATTTTAAAACAGCAAGTGATTTTTGTGGGGCTATAATTTTTACTTTTTTGTTTCCAACAACTTCAAATAATTCATTTTCTTTTATCTTCCTGACAAAGATATCTGCACGCTCACTATATTTTCTTAATTCATTTGCACTTAATTGAGTCATCGTTACCTACATTAATTGTTTTGATATATTTATCAAATCTAAAATGATCTATGACTTTAGTATAGTAAGACATAATTATAGGCAATAATAAAAAAGACCTTGCGCTGCAATTAATGCGCGTGGACTATTGTTCCAATCCGTTGCCTTGATTCCAGTTGCTTTCGTATCCATAGGGCGGAGATCAAGCAAGCAAAAAATGTTGCTAAACTGAGATACTTTAACGTTTACGCCCTATTGTGTACTTACTTTGTAGGTCCCAGTCAGCTTTTTCCTTAAATGCAAGTACTTTGATCTGATTAAGCGGTGCTTTAGCTTCAATCATATCTTTATTTGCAATTTTAAATAGATTCCACTCTTCTAGTAAAATAGCTATAGAGTTTCGTCTTTGTCTATCCTCTTCTGAAAAGCTGGAAGGTTTACCATCAAGTGCAAATAACTCTTTGAAGTGTACTAGATAATATCTTCCTTGTTTATGAAGAATATGGCACGATTGATATAGAATCTTATCTTTCTTTGAAGCAACTCCTATACGTGTAAGAGTCTCTTTAATCTTTAAAAAGTCATCGTCATCCGCTATAGTAATCTCTAATAAAGTCTTTAAAATATCCATAATATTGCCTCACAATAAATCCTCTCCTATTTATTTTTTTGTAATCTTTACGTTATTATTACTATCTGGGTATATATAATGTTCGAGGAACTCTGTTTTTTGTTTATCGGTAAGAATATTCCAGAACTGTCGAGTCCTTTGGATATTATAACCAACGACTTTGGAAATATCCTGCATCATTTTTAGTTCTTTCTTGTCATCCTTTGACTTTGATAGCCATGGCTTATATCGCTTTGCTTTAGAAGGAATAGAATAGAACATATAATCATGTTGTAATTTTTTATCTAGAAAATGGAACCTATTCATTGCTTCTGAATGAATGAAGGTATCCATATGAGACGAGAATGATTTGTTCACAATCCATGGTTCATAGTCTCGTGAAGTCTGGTCATCATAGAGGTATTCCTTAGTTTTAGAGATATCAGTGATGAATGTCCAGACGTTAAACTTGGATTTATCCTCTTGTTGCTCTTCACGTGTCTTTATGACTCCAAAGAGTGTTGAGGTCTCACTCATGAAAATTCACACTCCATAGAGACTTCAATAAAGAATGCCATGAGATTGATTTCAGCATCAGCTACAAATGCGGCTTTATATTGATATTCTGCAATCTTGAGAATAAGAACAGGAATAGACCTCTTGGTGAAGAGATCGGTCGCATTATCATAGATAGTACGGAATACGGCTACTGAATCGGTATCAGCGTTTTCATGGATCCATTTACGGATTCCATCCATATTCTTGGTCTTGCAATGACTAATGACTTCTTTTACAGTGACTGATTCAAAGTTGGATAGAATACCAGAATCAATCTTACCAGCAACTGAATAACGCTGCAGTTCATTTAGAACTCGGCGCCAATCCGGAAAGAACTTCTGAATGACTGCCGCAACTGCTTGCTTGTCATACTCTACATTTTCGGTTGCAAGAATAGTCTCAGCACGCTTCATAAATTGTGCAGCAAGTTTTGGCATTTCTTTTTTAGGAATAATAAAGTCTACGATAGGAGCGCGAGAATGAAGCGGCTTAATGATCTTATCCTTGTAATTACAGGTAAGGATAAAACCACAGTTCTTGGAAAATTCTTCCATGAAGTTACGAAGCGCAGGTTGAGTACTGTTAGGATTTAAGTAATCTGCCTCATCAAGAACAGCATATTTACGCCCACCAGAAAGTGACACTGATGAAGCAAAATGTAGAATATCATTACGCAGAGTATCAATATTACCGTTCATCGAACCGTTAATGATAATGTAATCACAACCTAGTTCTTCAAGCATGGCTCGAGCAATAGTGGTCTTACCTACACCGGCACCACCTGCTAGCGTCATATTGGCAATATTACCAGAATCCACAAAGCCTTGGAAAGTCTTTTTTAGATCACAAGGTAGAATAGTGTCAGCTACCTTACGTGGGCGATACTTTTCAACCCACTGGTATTGTTCAAGCATTTACTTTCTCCATAATAAAAAAACCGCATGGATACATTATTACATATCCATGCGGTTGACAATAAATTCAATAATATTAGAAAGTAGAGTTAGATTCTACTGCAATCCAATAAACTACTTCAGTTCCTACAAATTGAGAGATACCCTTAGATGAGATCATAACTTTGTAGTCACCATCCATTATCCTAAGATTTTCTTGACGGAAAATAGCACGGAAGACCTTATCACTTTCACCGATATTAACAGAATAAGTGTCAGTTGATGGGTTCTTCATATCAATAGCTTCTAGTGATACAGTCGTGCCGTCACCAATAATAGCAATTTCAGGAAGACCAAGAACACTTAGAGCCTTGGTAACATTCTGATAATCACGATTAGTTAGGACACATTCTACATCTACTGATGGTAACTTGATTTCTTTTTCAGGTGGGGCCATAAGAATGGAAGGATCAGCATAATGATAAACTACACCACGGTTTCCATCAGAAATGCGAACAGATCTGTCACTAAATGTTAATTCAGGATTCTCAAATAGAGATAAAGTTGAAATAAATCGAGTAAGATTATAGATTGCCACCGTATTCTCAAACTGTTCAGTAACTGTAGTACGAGCCATGATAGTCTTATTTTGAGAGATGGTAGATACCATGTTACCAGGCTTCAGTAGAATAGAAGGATTGATAGCAGAGAAGTTTTTAAGAATGTGTAGAGTACGTGCACTTAGTTTCATAATATAGTTTGTCCTCTTTATTGTATATAATGTATAATATCATAGGTTAAGTAGTGTGTCAACTACTTCTTACCCTTTTTAAGCATTGCTGGATCAGCAGTAGCAGGGGCACCAATAGATGCTAGATCAGCAAGTGATCCACCAAAGATGTATGTACCAACGTGCTGTAGTTTCATCCACGGGCAATACCAAATTTTGCCACCAGCTTGTGCTAGTTTCTGGCAGAACCAATAGTCTTCTGATAGATAACGCTTAGACACTGGATCAATCTCTGCCTGAAAGTATTGCATGATTTCGCGAGAGCCATCAAACTGTTCAGTACGAACGTGGTCTGGTTTATAATGATATTGTGGGTAAACATCTCTAAACTTTTCAAATGCAGATCGTCTAGTCATCATAAAACCAGTACCAACTTCAGATACTTCTACTGGTTCATCAATTCGAATAGTGCCATTACCATTGGCTTTAGGATTAAAAACATAATCACCAACAAATTTGTCTAAAACATTAGCATCTTCATCTGCAATACCTT